GCTGATGCAAGTAAATTAGCTTGGTATTTAGATAAAATAGGACAACCTTCTTTACATTGGCAAAAAATTGTACGAAAAGAAGTAGAGCCATTTACTAAATTAGCAGAAAAATTTGAGGCTTATAGAAATAAAGGAGCAGTAGGACAAGGATTACAAAATGCAAGAACTCCAGATCAAGGAACGGTTAAAGTCAGCTATTCAGATATACAAAAAGACTAAAGACCCACGTGCGGGTGAAGTCATTGAACATTTAAATAAGATACTATCAACTTCTCAAGCTAGAAAAACTTTATTACAATATGCGAAACATATATATCCTGGTTATAAGGATCCTGCTCATATACAATTAATTGCAAAAAATTTAGAGATGTTAGAAAAAAACGAAATAAATAGACTTGCAGTTTTTATGCCACCAAGACATGGAAAGTCAATGTTATGTTCTGAATTTTTTCCAGCTTGGTATTTAGGAAATAATCCAAATGAATTTGTTATACAATCTACTTATGCTCAAGAATTAGCAGATGACTTTGGACGAAAGGTCCGTAATCAAATAGTCAGTCCTGACTTTAATAGTGTATTTCCACAAGTGGGCCTTAGATCAGATTCAACTTCAGCTAAACGATTTCATACGATGCAAGGAGGAACGTATTCAGCTGTCGGTGCAGGAGGAGCAATTACTGGTAGAGGTGCACATTTATTAATTATAGATGACCCGATTAAAGGAAGAGAAGATGCAGAGTCAGAAGTCCAAAGAAAAAATTTAATCGAGTGGTATAAGTCAGTTGCTTATACTCGTTTACAACCAGGTGGAAAAATAATTATAATTCAAACTCGATGGCACCAAGATGATTTAGCTGGCCACATTTTAAATGAAAGTAAAGAAGATTGGAAAATTTTAGATTTACCAGCTATTGATTCAAAAGGAAATGCTTTATGGCCAGAAGCTTATTCTAAAAAAGATTTAGAAAAAATTAGAAGTACAGTAGGAGAAAGAGTATGGTCTGCACTTTATCAACAACAACCAGCAGCTGATGAAGGATCCATTATAAAAAGAGATTGGTGGAAGATATATCCAGAAGATAAAATTCCAATCTTATCTTATGTTGTACAATCTTATGATACTGCTTTTAGTACAAAAGATACTGCTGACTTTTCAGCTTGTTCTACATGGGGAGTATATACAGCAAGAGATGAAAATAATCAACCTTATGCTGCATGTTTATTATTAGATGCTTGGAAAGAAAGATTAGAATATCCAGATTTAAGAAAACGTGCACAAGATAGTTATGAAGAATGGTACCCTGATCAAGTATTAATTGAAAAAAGAGCTTCAGGCCAAAGTTTAATACAAGATATGAGAAGGTCTGGAGTGCCTGTAATTACTTATACTCCTGATAGAGATAAGGTATCCAGAACGCACTCAGTAGCTTCAATGTTTGAAGGCGGATTAGTGTTTACTTTGGATAAAGATTGGACTAAAAGTGTAATTGAGGAATCAGCAGCTTTTCCTTATGGAAAGTTTGATGATATACACGATACTTGTGTACAAGCTTTATTACGAATACGTGATGGCTTTTTAGTAGCTCATCCTGATGATCCTGAAGAAGAAAACTATGAACAGAGGAAACAACGCAATAAAAACAAACATTATTACTCTTAATAAGTATAGACCTTTAAAAAAAAAAATTCCTAGTCCAAAAGAGATACAAAAAGCTCAAGATGATCAAGTAGTACAAGCTTTTCATGATGCATGTATTAAGATAACTGATAAAGTAGATATTAAAGGATATGCTCTAGTTGCATGGGATGAGAAGGGAGTTCCTTGTTTATCTTGGTCTACTGGCCATAATAATAATCCTATTAGCGAAATGTTACTTCCGACCTTTACACAGAGTTGTTTTCAGTCTATACTTAATAAAAAATTAAGTACAACGGAGGACTTAAATGAGTAACCCATTTACTAGACGAGGCAAGGAACCTAATTACACTACTGAAAATTTTAGTGTAAGAGATGTTAAAAGAGCTAATGCTAGATTTTATGAAAAATTTCCTGAAGCAATCGAGCCAGCTGCTATGATTAAAAAAGCTATGCAAGATCCAGGAGATGAAGTAGTGAAAGAACAAACAAGACGAGAGAACGAAATGGAAAATTTCGTTAAGAGTGTAAATATAACTGGAGGAATCTACTAATGACAACTACACAGAAAACTACTAAAACACCTGTGAAGTACAATTCAAGTGGAGCTGCTGCAGGTTTTGGACCACAAGCTCATCCACCACATATGGATGCAGCTGCTGAAAAAACTATTCAAGACAAGACTAAAGGCAACTCTGATTACAATGGTGATAACAGAGCTTTTATATCTAAATTAAAAAGAAATTCAAATTTTAGTTCTGACAATAAATCTTTTATTAAAAAAATTAAAAGAGGTTAATTATGGGAAAATATATCAAAAGAAAAGGTGATAAACCTGATATGTATGACGTAGCTGGACCTTCTCACAAAGGTGAAATTGAAGCTATTAAAGATTTAGATAAAGTTGATAAAAAATTAGGACCTGCTGGAGCAGTAGCTGGAGCAGCAACTAATGCTTATTCTAAATATAATAATAAAATGATTAAAGATTTGAAAAAAGAATAATCATGAGAATGACAGCTGGTGCAGGTTCTGGATTAGGTAGATTACAAAACTCTAGAATGTCAGCACCTAAAAAGATTAAAAAAAAAGTAAAGAAAAATGTCAAGAAACGAAAACGATAATTTTGTAGCAACAAAAGAAGAAAAAACTTTTGATGATGATGGTAACATTCAAGTTGCTAAAGTAGATAAAAAAACTACTTTATCTGAAGCTTTAGGAAAAAAGAAAGGTATTGTTGTTAAAACAAATAATAAAAAACCTTTTAATATTAAAAAAATATTATTAGATCAATCAGCAGACGTACTTAAATTTAAGAAAAAATAATGGCTCGGATAAAGTTTGTAAACTTTACTCCTCGAGATAAACCTCCAAAACGTCCTAGACGTCATAAAAAAAATCTTAACAAACACGAAAAAAGGTCGTATAAGAAATACAACCGACAGGGCAGATGATATGGCAACTATAAATGATTTATTACTTAATTATCAAGAAACTAATGAATTCGTATGTTCAGATGGAAGAATGTCAGTAAATGGTATATGTCAAGTAGAACAACCAGATAGTGTTGATACTTCTAATATTACTGAAAAAATTATAGAAACTTCTAAAGAAGGTGAAGGTGGTGAAGATTTAAAAAAAGATTTAGAAAACGAAAGAAAGATTAAAGATAGAAAAATATTAAAAGATTTAGAAGGAACTTCTGATTACTATCCTGAACTAGGAAAAGAAAAAGGAAAATTTCAATGGGATTTTGATAAAGAAAGTAAAATTGAAAATTATAAAAATACAATAAATAATAATATAACTGCATATAATAATTTTATAGAAGAAAATTTAGGAATACCTTCAGATTTTCAAAATGTTGTAAGAATAGGTAGCACTGTCGCAGGAGCAACAGGAGGTGGAATATTAATGGCAGTAGCACCTTGGGCAATACCAGTCCTTGCTGGAGGAGCTATTAATAAAGCTGAAAGAGAAAGAATAGAAAAACTAACTGATCAAGATAAACAAGGTGATAATATTCAAACTGTAGATATGATGACCTATGATGTTCCTGGCTATGGAGAACCAGGATTTAATATTCATAGTGATGCTGGTGATAAGCCAGATTTTAGAGGCACTAATCAAGATCAAGGAGTTACTTCTGATGCAGGATTTGATCAATCAAGTAGTGGAGGATATCAACAAAGTAAAGGAAGTCATCACTTTTAATTTTATTATTTTTGTTATATAACTTTTTTAAAAAAGGTAATTTATGGCAAAAAAATCATCTGCTTCATTAGTAAATACTTCATTAGGTATCAGACTTTCTACACATGAAAAATTATGTGCAGAAAGAATGAAACATTTAATTAAATCTATTGATGAATTAAATAGAAAAGTATCTAAACTTTCAGATGATGTTTCACGAGGTAAAGGAGCAGTTGCTGTTTTAATTGGTATAGGAACTATTATTGCAGCATGCATAGGTTATTTTAGTATAAGGTAATTAATGGCACTTAAAATTTCAGAAGAAGCGGCAGTCCAAATGCCAATGAAAACTGTGGCTTCATTAATTACAATGGTTGCAATTGGAACCTGGGCATATTTTGGTATTATTGAAACTCAAAATAAACTTCAAACACAAGTGGAGTTAATGTCTAAAGATTTAATTGAAAATACAGATTTTAGAATTAAATGGCCTAGAGGTCAATTAGGTTCACTTCCCGCAGATTCAGAACAATTTATGCTTATAGAAGAATTGTATAAACAAGTTGAAAAACTTCAAATACAACAAGAATCCGGAATGCATAATAAAGTTAATATAGAATTTTTAACTAAACAATTAGAGAAAGCTTTAGAAGATATTGAAGAGCTTAAGGATTCTAACAGAGAAATACATTATAAAAACGGAAATGGAGGCTGAAACATGGAAGAAATTGTAATAGCATTATTAATGATAGTTAATCAAGAAATTAAAGAACATAGAATTCAACCAAATATGTCAACATGTTTGAAAGGTAAAAGAGTGGCTGAACGTGAATCTAAAAGCCATGTTCAATATCAATGTATTAAATCATTAGCTGAAACAGAGATATATATGGGTGAAAAAAGTATAGTTAAGCTTATTTTAAAATAATAATGAAAAAAGCTAATAAAAAGCGCAACCCTGTTGCGAAGCAATTAAGACATTTTAAACAAAAGATTATTCAGAATAAAAAAGCATACAGTCGAAAAAAATTAAACAAAATTTAAAGCTTTCAATATTAATATTTTTGTTTTATATCTACTAATAGGAAAGTATGGTATGAACCAGGAGGTATACTACTATGAAAAAACAAGGATACAATGCTAGAAAAGACGAACAATTAGGAATGACTAGAGGAAAAGAGTCAGGAAAAAAAATGTCTATGGCTGGCAGAAGAAAAGTAGCTAAAGCTACTCGTAAGCCAAAAGGTACTTATGGCTTTAAAAAGAAAAAAAGATAAGTGCTAAAGAGAGGAGGTTTTAGTAATGAAAAAAGGTTATCATAAAACTAAAGATGGTAGAACTGCAAAAAAAGGTCTTTACTATTATATGAACAAGAGAAAAAAATCAGGAACAAGCCGAAAAGGAAAAGGCACAGTTTCTGATAGAGCCTTAAAACGATCTGCTAAAACAGCTAAAAGATAATGCCTTTTAGATCAGAGAAACAAAGACGATACCTTTGGAAAAATAATCCAAAGATAGCAAAAAGTTGGTCTAAAAAGTATGGCAGTAAAATTGCCAAAAAGAAAAAAAAGAAAAAGTAATGGAAGTTGAATTAGAAAAAAAAAAATTACAATTCACTAATGAAAAAGGTGAAAAAGTAAGAGTTGATGTCGATCAAGAACAAACTGAAAAAGATGAAGAAGTTTTTGAAAGAAATCACTACTCTAATTTAGCAGAAGAACTACCAGAAAGAGAAGTAGCTAATATAGGAAGAGATTTAGTAAAATCTTTTGAAGATGATAAAAGCTCAAGAAAAAATTGGGAAGATCAATATTCAAAAGGACTTCGTATGTTAGGTGTCGTTGTAGAAGATAGACAAGATCCTTTCCCGGGAGCTTCAGGTGTACATCATCCATTATTAGCAGAAGCTGCTACACAATTCCAAGCTAGAGCCATTGCAGAAATGTTTCCTGCGGGTGGTCCAGTTAAAACTCAAATCATTGGTAAAACAACTGATAAAAAATTAGAGCAAGCTCAACGTGTTCAAGATTTTATGAATTTTCAGGTTACTCAAGAAATACCAGATTATTTTAACGAGTTAGATCAAATGTTATTTTATTTAGCTCTAGCTGGAAGTGCTTTTAAAAAAATTTATTTTGATAATACATTAGATAGGATTTGTTCTAAATTTGTACCAGCAGAAGATTTTGTTATTTCTATGGAAAATACAGATTTAGAAACTGCAGAAAGATATACTCAAATAATGAAACTAACAAGAACGGAAATAAGAAAACATCAAATTTCAGGTTATTACAAAGATATTCCATTAAGTAAAGCTGAAAGTAATGCAGGAGCAAATAGAGGAGATTTAGTAGAACAAACTTTACAAAGATTAGAAGGTATGACTCCAAGTATGGCAGATAAAATACATACAGTTTTAGAAGTACATACTAATTTAGATTTAGGAGAAGATAAAGATGAATTAGCTCTTCCTTATATTGTTACAATTGATTATGAATCCCAAAAAGTTTTATCAATAAGAAGAAACTGGAAAGAAGAAGATTCATTAAAAAGAAAAAGAACATATTTTATACATTATAAATATCTTCCTGGCTTAGGCTTCTATGGCTTTGGTCTTATACAAATGATAGGTGGACTTCAACATGCCAGCACTGGTGCTTTAAGAGCACTATTAGATTCAGCTGCTTTTGCAAATCTCAATGGAGGTTTTAGAGCTAAAGGAGCAAGAATTGAAGGAGGAGACATAACAGTTTCTCCTGGTGAATGGGTTGAAGTAGAAGCATATGGTGATGATTTGCGTAAATCTTTTATCCCTCTTCCCTTTAAAGAACCATCACCAACCTTATTACAATTATTAGGTGTATTAACTGAGTCAGGGAGACGTTTTGCTTCTATTGCAGATGCAATGATTGGTGATTCTGCTGGATCAGGTCCGGTAGGAACCACTATTGCTCTAATAGAACAAGGCTCTAAAGTTTTTAGTGCTATTCATAAAAGAATACATCAAGCTCAAGGAAGAGAATTTAAATTAATTTATGAATTAAATGGAGAATATTTAGATGATGAATATTCTTTTGAAGTAATAGGTGAAAATAAAAAAATTAGAAGAAAAGATTTTACTTCTTCAATAAGTGTAGTTCCAGTTTCTGATCCAAATATATTTTCTCAAGCTCAAAGAATAGCTTTAGCACAAACAGGTTTACAATTAGCAAGAGAAACACCAGATATAATAGATGTTAAAGAAGCAACTCAAAGATTTTTACATGCTTTAAATATTCCTGATTATATGGATTTAATGATTGAAGATGAAGATACTCCTAGACGTGATCCAGTATCTGAAAATATGGCATTATTAAATACTAAACCAATTAAAGTGTTTGAAGATCAAGATCATCAAGCACATATTATGGTACACTCACAATTTATAAATGATCCTAGATTTGGCGGAAATCCAGAAGCTAAAGAACAATTATATCCAGCAATGTTAGCTCATATAGGTCAACATATGGCATATTTATATCAACAACAAATGCAAGCACAAGTTCCTCCAGGAAATCCAATTTCTTCTGGTGATTTTAATAGAGAATTAAATGAAGAACCTTCTGATGAAATAAGTATAGAAGAAGAAAATAGAATTGCAGCAACTGCAGCACAAGCAGCACAACAATTAATGGGAAGTATGCCTCCTTCTCCTGAAGAACAAAAACAACAATTAGAAGCAGAAGAGAAAAAAGCAAATATTGCTTTAAAAGCCGAAGAACTTCAAATAAGAAAAGCAAGATTTATGCAAGGTGTTAAAGAAAGCGAAAAACAAAACATGAGAAAAGATGCAGAGACAAAAGCTAAAATAGTAGAAACAGCTTCTAAGGTCGCTAGAAAAGATAAAAAAAAATAATGGGCGCAAAAGCTGAAGAAATAAGACAAGCTAAAAAGTTTTTAGAAAATAAAAAAATTTCTATTAAAAAAGTTAAACCACATTTATTTGCAATTGCTGCAAATGGATTGAAAAAAGATTTTGATAATACATTAAAATTTTTTTTGAAAGGAAATAATGGAACTGCTGATTCAAGCAATAAAGAAAAAAATAAAAGATCATAAACAAGAATTAAGTAATAATTTATTATCTAAAGGTGTAGATAATCATTCTGAATTTAAACGTGTGTACGGATATGGACAAGGTTTAGATAAATCACTTGAAATAATTAATGAAACAATTGAAAAATATAAAACAGGAGAAATAGATGATTAATAATGATAATTGGGCAACTGATAATAGTGTACCTACACCTAATAAAGTACCTCAACCAGTAGGATATAGAATATTAATTAGACCGAGAGGAGTAATAGAAAAAACAAAAGGTGGTATTATATTAACGGATAGTAACAAAGACAGTCAGTCTTATTTAAATAGTGTAGGACAAGTAATAGCAATGGGATTAGAGTGTTATAGTGACAGAAAACAACCTTGGTGTAAAGTAAATGATTGGGTTATATTTGGTAGATATGCAGGTGCAAGAATTTCTGTACAAAAGGTCAAAATGTTGTTATTAAATGACGATGAGATTATTGCAACTCTGGAAAATCCAGATATAATAACTCAACAATTATAACAAACATTAACATTATGTTAATGACAACATAGGAGATACTATGCCCGACAATGAAAAAGCAAAGAAAGATTTAGAAGTTAAACTTGATGATGTTGTAGAAGGACAAGAGGTAGATGTACCTTTAAATCCATTAGAAAAGTTACAACAAGAACAAGAAAAATCTTCTGATGAAAGTAAGGAAGAAGAAAATATAAAAGATAAAGATCAAGGACAAGATATATCTTACGAAAATGAGGTAAAATATGATGTAGAAACTAAACCTACAGAAAAAATACCAGCATATTCAGATGATATGCCTTATTCTGTTAAAGTTCGTAAAAGAATCCAAAAAGAAGTAGCGAAAAGAGCAGAAGCTGAACAAAGAATAGTAGATTTAGAACAAAAAATCAATTCAATGGAAAAAAGAACCTTTGATATGGCTAATAAATCACTTTCTAATCAAGCTACTGCAGTGTCAAATGAATTAAAAGCTGCAATTGAAGAAGGAAATACAGATAAACAAGTTAAATTGTATGAAAATCTTGCAGAAATTAGAAGTCAAATGACAAAAACTGAAGATTATGCTGCAAGAGTGCCTAAAGTAAAGGAGAAAAAAGAAAAAGCTCCACCTTTAGCTACAGAATGGGTTAAAGAAAATTCAACATGGTTTAATAAACCTGGTTTTAGAAAAGAAACTGCAATGGCTTATGGTATTGATGCTGAATTAACTGAAGAAGGTTGGGATGTGCATGATCCTGGTTATTATGATGAAATGAATAAAAGATTAAAAGCAAGCGGTCTTGGTCATTTTAATAAATCAGAAGAAAACACTTCCAAAAAAGAACAAAATGTAGTACAAAAAACTAACAGAGTGCAATCTCCAGTTGCTGGGGTTTCTCGTAAAAAAGGAACAAGTAGTAATAGAGTTAAGCTCACAAGTGATGACCTTGCCACTGCTAAAAATTTTGGCATAGACATTAATGATGAAGCAGCACTAAAACGATTTGCTAAAGAAGTAAAAAGCTTTAGTGATCAAAATACAGGAACATAGAAAAGGAGCCTGACATGAATAAAGATAATAAAATAAATAACGAAACTAGAGCTGAAAAAGCAAAGGTTTCACAATGGCGACCTAGTAACTTATTAGAAGCGCCTGAAGCAAGACCCGGCATGAAACAAAGATGGATTGCAACTATGGTCTTAGGACAGGAAACGCCGACAAATGTAGCTAAACGGTTGAGAGAAGGTTGGCAACCTCGTGACCCTAAAACGGTTAAAGATGCACAACACTTTCCAACGATAGAACATGGCAGATTTGCGGGATGTATAGGTATAGAAGGAATGGTACTCTGTGAAATGCCAGAAGAAATGGTAAATCAACGTAATGAATATTACGCAAAAATGACTGAAAATATGATGACTTCAGTTCATCGAGATATGAATAAAGTAGAGCAACCCGGACAACCCATACAAAGGTCTTATAAAAGTTCTGTTACTAGAGGCGGCCTTAAAGAGTAACAAACTAACTATGGAGACAAATAACTATGGCAAACGTAGATGCACCTAACGGTTTTACACCGTTAAGACATTTAACAGGCGGTGTTATTCGTGCTAATGAATATCCAATTGCAAACAGCTATGCAGCTAATCTTGCAAGTGGTGACATTGTTGCACTTCATACCGATGGTACAGTCATCAGAGGAACAGCGGGCGGAGTAGTGCTCGGAGTTTTTTATGGTGTTGAATACATCGATAATGACACTGGCGATGTTAAATTTAGAAAAGTTTGGAACAACGGAACAACAGCAAAGGCAAATGAGCCGATCAAAGCTTATGTTTATGATGATCCAAATATAACATACAAGGTTCAATGTAATGGAACTTTCGCAAACGCAAATGTTGGCGAATTAGCGAATATTACTATTGGAACTTATAACTCAACATATGGACATTCAACTGACGAATTGGATATTGCAACTCTTGCAGCAACTGCAAAATCATTGCGAATCCTACGTTTAATTGATTATCCTAAAAACGCAGTAGGCGCAGACGCCGATGTAGAAGTAGTAATCAATCTATCTCTATACGGTACTCGTCAAGCTGGTATTTAACCTATAGGAGTATAATACAATGGCTTTAAATAGAGCACTATTTACCAAACAGCTCAATCTAGGTTTAAATACCGTGTTTGGTATGGAATATGATAGATATCCGGAACAATGGAGAGCTTTATATTCTACTGAGCAATCAATGAAAGCATTCGAAGAAGATGTCCAAATGATCGGATTCGGTGCTGCACCAACAAAAGCTGAAGGTGCTATGATCAATTATGATTCTGGCAGAGAAGGCTTTGTTTCTAGATATGTGCATGAAACTGTCGCTTTAGCATTCGCAATAACTGAAGAAGCTGAAGAAGATGGCTTGTACGGTTCTCTTGGCGCAAAATATGCAAGAGCACTAGCAAGATCAATGCAACAAACTAAGGAAGTAAAAGGTGCAAATGTTTTCAATAACGCAACTGGCACATCAGTTGGTGGAGACGGAGTATCATTATTAAATGGCTCTCACCCACTAGGTGGTGGCGGTACTGCTTCTAACAAATTAGCTGTAGCTGCAGATTTATCAGAAACTTCATTAGAAAGTCTTTTGATTCAAATCTCTGAAGCAGTTGATGACAGAAGTATTCCTGTTGCTTTATCTGGAAGAAAACTTGCGGTTCCACCTCAATTGGTGTTTATTGCAGAAAGAATCCTTAAGTCTAATTTAAGACCAGGAACTGCTGACAATGACATCAACGCACTTAGAAATATGGGTATGATCCCTGAAGGTGTTGTAGTAAATCAAAGATTTACTGACCCTGATCAATACTTCATATTAACTGATTGTCCAGATGGAATGAAACACTTTGTTAGAGCACCAATCAAAAAAGCTGTAGAAGGCGATTTTGAAACTGGTAACTTGAGATACAAAGTTAGAGAAAGATATTCTTTCGGTTTCACTGACTGGAGAGGTGTATACGGTTCCGAAGGAGCTGCGTAATCACTAATCACTACTAGGCGCTTCGGCGCCTAGTAACCCAAAAGACTGCGAAAGCAGACTATTTTTAAAAGGAGGATAGACTTATGGGAAAAACAACATTTTCGGGTCCGGTACTTGCTGGTGGTATTAATGAAACTACTGGTAGCACTTTAGGAGCGAATGTAAAAAATACTGGCCATGTAACAATGGTACAGGGTAAAGATGTGGCTGTTACAGGAGCTACAGCTAATACAAATATAGCTGTTATTCCTGCTAATTCACAAATATTGTTTGTACATGTAGACGTTACAGAAGTATCTAATGATACTAATGCTGCAACTTTTTCTGTTGGTACAACTTCGAATGCTACAGCATTTACTGCTGCAGCAAATCTTAAAGCTTTAGGTAGAACTTCACAATCTGCTGCTGCTTTAGGTTTAATGTCGAATGTTGGTGCTTCAGATATTAAAGTTGTAGGTGTATTTACTGGTACTGATGGCGATGGTAATACAGGAGCTGTTACAACTTCTGTTACTTACGCACAAGATAACAGTTTACAAAGAGCATTTACAATAGCATAATAATTTAAGGGGGCCTTCGGGCCTCCTTTTATTGGAGGACTATGGAATTAAATTTAGATTTTTTATTTAAACAAGGAAAAGCACTTAAAGATTATACAAATACTGAAGCTGAAGAAGATCAATCTACATCAGAATCAGTATTAGCAGCAAGTAAAATTTTAAAAACAGATACTAAAACTGAGGATGAAAAAACAGTAGATGAATCTACTGCAGAACCTATAAAAACAAAAAAAGAAGATACCGAAAAAGATGAAGAACAATCATTAGAAGAAAAATTACAAAATATAGAAAAAGTAATAGAAACATTTAGTGGTAAATCAACTGTTATAGATAGTGGGCAAAGAGTAGGAAAAGCTCCAAGTATTAATTTAAATCAACAACCATTAGATATGGGTACTGCTCAAGCTAAAGCTTATCAAGCAGAATACTTAAAACCAAGCTCTTTACCTGATGACAGAATTGCTTTACTATATGACAACTTAAAAAAATATAATTTAATATAGGAGAAAAAATGGCAGGATCAGATATATTTGCAAATAGTGTTAATAAAGCAGGATTATCTAATACAGCTTCAAATGTTGCCACTACTGTTACTTTATTTGGAGGACCAATGAGATTAAAAGGTTTTATAATTGAACCTACTGATGTAGCTGGTACTTTAACTTGGAAAGATGGTGGAACAGATGTATTTGAAATTGAAACAGGTAATGCAGCACAAGGAGCTTCAACAATTACAATGAATTTACCAGCAGAAGGTATTAGATTTGGTACAAGTATACAAGTTTCAGCTTCAATTGCAGGAGCTAATGTGTCAACTATAAATGGTGTAACAGCTTTTTATGCTTAATGGAGGACTATGGCATTATCAGGAACTTCAACTTTTACTTTAACAGTAAATGATGTAATACAAGAAGCCTATGATAGAATAGGAGGTGATCCTATTTTAGGTTATGATGTTCGATCAGCAAGACGTAGTTTAAATATTATGTTTAGTGATTGGGCTAATAGAGGTTACAATCAATGGACTGTAGAATATAAAACTCAAGCTGTAACTCAAGGAACAACTGATTATACTTTAGATAGTGATACAGTTGATATTATAAATGCTAATATTCAAATAAGTGATGGAACTGAATATGCAATGACACGTTTAGGTCTTAATGATTATGCTGTTATTTCAAACAAAACAACACAGTCTAGACCAACACAATATTATTTA